CGATGGTGACGCCGTGCCGTTCGCTTGTGGGCATCGCCGTGCTGCCAGAGTTGACACGGAGACGCTCGAACGGCTTTCCCTTTTGCGCCGCGTTCACGGGTTCGAGGGTGTAGTCGTCGACCTCGCCGGCCTCGACTGTGATGGTTAGGCCGGTGATGTCCTGCAGGTCGTCAAATATGATGATCCACGCGCCGGCGCGGCGGTCGTAGTAGGCCGTGTAGGACCGTTCCTCTGCGGCGGCCACTTGGCCGAATTGCCGCCTGCAGTAGCCGTCCACGGCCCGTGAGGCCGCTGTGATGGCAAGGGCCAGTTCCGCGTCATCCGCGGTGTCTGTGATTCGCAGATACGTTTTCAGTTCCGCGAGTGTCACGTAATCCGGCGCCCACGCCATCGGTCGGTCCTTCCTCTCAGATCACGCCGAGCAGGTGCAGCAGCAGCAGGACTGCCAGCAGCACCACGAGCAGGCCCACGGCGGACATATCAGGTCTGCGCCGGCCTGCCGGGCGCCGTCGCGGTGCCGGCGTTGTGCGCGGCCTTCCTGCGGTCCGCGGCCTTGCGGGCGGTCGCGGTCTTGGCGAGAGCCTTTGCCTTGCGCTCCTTGTATTCCTTGAGCGCCTCGGGGTTGTCTCTGAGCAACATTGGTCGGTTCCTTCCTCGTCGGTCGATGGGTGTTGCTTGGGCCTGTGGGAGCTCCACCCCGGAGGGAGGCCCGCCGCGGTGGAGCTCCCGGCGCGGGAGGGTTGGCTATGTGGTGATGTTCTCGAGAGTGGCGTACGCCGAGCGGTTCTGGATGTTGCCGTCTGCCCGCTCCCACGCCACGTACTCCACCTGGCCGTTGTTCGCACGCGACCACGGGTTGACGACGACCGCGAGCGGCGCCACCCGGCGGATGACGTACGCCTCGCGGAAATCGCCCAGCGCGGCGAACCCGCCGGCCACACCGTCCGCGGTGACGGCGTTGCAGCCCTGGTCGATGATGACCGGGTAGCCGAGCAGTTCCCTCGCCGGCGCCTGGCCGATGCCCATGGTCTGCGGGTTGATGAGCGGCCGGCCGTCCACGACGATCCGGCGGATTGCGACCCACGTGCCCTTGCTCATCACCCACTTGGCATTCTGCTCGTACTCCGGGTCCAGCGCGGCCTCGACGTCGAGTAGCTCGTCGTAGTCGATGGTGGCCTCGACGTCGAGCACGACGTCTGCGGTGAGCCCGTCGTGGAGCAGTCCGAACGGGAGTGTGGTGCCGTTGCCGTTCACCCAGTCCGCGGCCTGCTTGCGCTGGATGCGCGTTCCCAGCGCGCGGGAGACCAGGGCCTCGATGTCGAACTCCGAGTCTTGGATCAGTTCGACAGACACGCGGAGCGGGGTTGTGGTGCCGGCGCCTGTCGACGTGTACTTGAACGCCCCGAGCGCCACGGTGCCGAACGCCAGGTCGTCGCCATCGACGAACGCGGCTTCCTCGTCCGTGATTCCACCGCTGTTCGCGGTGTCGTCGAGGGACGGGTATTCGAGCGAACCGCCGCGCTCGGTGGTGAAGCTGTCGACCTCCGCGGCCAGGCCGCCGTACGCGAGGCGGACCTCCACCAGCTTCTGACGGAACTGTGGCGACACGAGGTAGCCACCTTCCGAGTCGGTGCCGGCCTCCTGTGCGTTGCGAAGCTCCGCAATGTCGGCGTTGGGCCGGCCGGTGCGAAGGTAGTTGGTGAACGCGGCGTTGAGGTCCGCGTACTCGTCGACCTCGGTGCCCCCCACGTTGACGTGCAGGTCGTTCCGCACCGGCGTCGTGTACGCGTTCTGCCGCGCCCGGACGGCCTGGTCGGCGCGAGCGGTCGCAAGGTCCGTTTCGAGGCCCTCGTACTGCGTGACCTCCTCGGCCGTCAGAGGCCGGCCGGCCGCACCGTCTACGACGGCTTGCAGCGCGGCGAGGATCTGGTCGATGTCCACTGTCACTCCCCTTTCAGGAGTAGCCGCGCCCGTGCGCGGATCAATTGGCTCTGCCGGTCTTCCGGCGGCGATCCTGTGGTGTCGTGCTCCACACGGTCCGCGAGCCCGGCCTCTACGGCGTTTGCCGCGGAGTACCACGTCTCGGCTTTCATCGCGTCCCGCCACGTCGCCGTGGTGCCGCCGGCGCGGTCCGCGTAGATGGTGGCGATGGTGTCTGACAGTTCGTCGAGTAGCTCTGCCATCGCCTGCATGTCTGCAGCGTTCCCGAGCACGATCCCTGACGCGTCGTGAATCATCATCTTGGCTGGCTTGGCCATGACCACAGAGTCGCCGGCCATCGACACGAACGACGCGGCCGACGCGGCCACCCCGTCCACGTGAACGTCGATGGTGGCGGGGTGTTCGAGCAGGGCCGTGTAAATCGCGATGCCGTCGAACACGGCGCCACCGGGACTGTTGACGCGGAGGTCGATCGCCGGCGCTGTGATGCCCCGAAGGGTGTTCACGAACGATGCGGCGGTGACGTCCTCCTCGGCCCAGTCGTCTCCGATGTATCCGTAGATGAATACCTCGGCGCGGTCGCCGGCCGTGTTGCCGACCTTCCACCAGTCCCCGCCGCGGCTTTGTGGCCCGGCCCGGTGGGCCATCCGCCGGCCCTGGTCGGCCAATGCGATCAGCTTTGCATAGTGGTGTTCGTCGAAGATTAGCGGCCTCACGCCAGGGCCTCCTCTAGTTCGCGCTCTGACGTGGTGGCCACGCGGAGCACGTCCCCGCCGTCGATGGGTGGCAGGTTGCGGATACGGCGCGCCTCATTCACTGTGAGCAGGCCGGCCTTTACCTGCTCGATCAGCAGTCGTATTTCTTCCTCGGGGGTGGGCCGTTCGAGGCCGGCGAACTCGAATTCTACGAACCGCGGCGCGCCCAGTAGCCGCGAAATTCTCTGCTCAAATCGCATCGTCCACCCGAGCAGCGTAAACCGGCCTAGGCCGCGGTTCTGCTCCGCGACACCTGTGCCCCACGACGTCTGCTTTTCCGTCTGCATGAGCAGGTGCGGCGGGACGCCTGTCCACCGCGCGATTTCTTCGATTTGGAATTGCCGCGACTCCAAAAACTGGGCATCCCTGGCGGGCATTGTCCACGGCGAAAACTTTAGCTTCCGATTGACGAATGCGACTTCGCCGGCGTTCTCCCAGCCGCCCACCTTGCGGTCGAGGCCGGCCTTTATCTCCTCGGCCTCGTCGTCGTCGACATCTTCCTCTGTGGATACGAGGCCGGCGATCATCGCGCCGTTGCCGAACATTCGCGCGGCGCTGCGGTCGCCGGCGATGGTGGTCCCGAATGATTGCCGCGCTACCCCGATCAGGGACAGGCCGCGGAGCCCGTCGAGGGACGGACCCATTACTTGCGTCATATCGTCTTGGGTGAAGGTCCGCCGGCGGCCGTTTGCGCCCGTGGCGGCGAATAGCTTTCGCCCGGTGTATGAGCCGTCAGTGCGGCGCTCCCACGATGGCTCGACGGCCAGCGGGTGCAGCGGCGTGGCCCCCACCATCGCCCCCGCGCCGTTGTAGACGTGCTGCAAGTACATGTTCCCGTGTAGCAGGCCGTGCAGCAGGCACGTTTCTTTCCACTCGTACGGCGTCTGCCCGTCCGCCGTGCCGGGGTCGTCGACCCACGACGACACCTGCTGCCGCGGGCCGCCGGGTGCGGTGTCGCGGAACGTGGGGAGTGGTAGTGATGCGATGGTGCCGGCGATCAGCATGACGGCCCGCCAGAACGCGGAGATGCCCAGCGCGGACCGTTCGTTGACGACCACGCCGGCCATCGTCGGCGCTGCCCCGAAATACCCCGCGACTGCCGAGTCACCTATCGACGTCAAGTTCTCTGGCTCATCCTGTTCCCTCCTCGGGTCACGCGCATCGCGCGTCCAGGGCCATCTCACGGCGGTCATCCTGCCACACGCGCCCGACAGGTGAGTCTCAGAGCACGATGACGGCGTGTCGTGGCTTGCTGTTGCGGGCCTCGCTGGCGGCCCATACGGCGGCCTTGACGGCGCCGGCGGGTGCCGTGCTCCGTAGCCGCGGCCCGTCCACGCCGGGCGATGTGCGGAGCGCGAGCACCTGGGCGGCCAGGTCGGCGCTGCCGTCGTGGGCCAGGACACCATCTGTGAGCAGGCGCCCGAGGTCTTCGACTGCGGCACGGACGGTGCCCTTTTGCGGCGTGGTGCGGAGGCCCTCCACACGCCAGCTCAGATTGTCCGCGATCGACGCGCCGGCCAGCACTCGCCGGCGCTTGAACCCTGACGCCTTGACGGCCGCCGCGGCGCCGGCGACGTCATCGTGTGTCGTGACGCTCACCACGGCCGCGCCGTCCTCCTGCCAGGCCAGCGCGACGGACACTCCCTCCGCGTACCAGTCCTCGACGGCGGCCGAGTCGGGTGCGCGATCGGGGAGCTCCACCGTCAACGCCGACCACGCGTGCTCGGTCACCACTGGTGTCCCTACCTCGCGGCGTTCCCTCAGGTGCCACACGTTGAGGTACTGGGCCTCGAATCCGCGCATGGGGTCGGGGTCGTCCAGTTCGGGGTCGTCCTGCCCGGTGAGCGCCTTCTCGTACTTCGCGGCGATCATCCGCCGGCGGTCCTCCGACCAGTGCGGCGATGCGGCCTTCCACACGCCAGGGTCGGACGGGTCGGACCCTGGGCGGGCACCCCACAGCAGCAGTAGCGTCTCGGGGTCGTCGCTTGTGAACGCGTGGGACAGGGACGTCCGCATAAGGCTCGTGGCGCGACGGTGCGCCGTCGAGGTCAGGTGTACCTGCGGGCTCTTGCGCTCCATGAGCGCGGGCTCTAGGCCCTCGTGGACCGTATCTGGCTCCACGTCCCAACCCTCGTCCACGAACCCTAGGCAGACGTCGT